GAAAAACATTGGGACAGGAACAATCCACGATGCTTTCTTTACTAACCTCGGACACGCCGAAGACGCTAAACAAGCCTTAAGAACCATCTATGCAGATGCTCTTAATGGTGATACTGTAAGAAAAACCCTTAAGCAAATGCGTAAAGAGGGTTTATCTTGGACAAAGTATAGGGAACTACTAGCACTTGCTAAGAAGCAAGGATTAATAGATCCACCAAATAAAATTACTCGCAAGGAAATACTAGCACCTATTAAAGAAGGTGAAGACTGGTATGGAATTGGACCATAACTTTTACTAAGTCTGTGACTTGTAATAGCAAACTAACTAAGAAGGATGTTCCTTCGCTTAAACTGTAACCTCAAGCTGTGCTTGAAAGGAAAAAATTATGCCTGATGAAATCATTGAAGAAGTACAAACAACTGAAACAAAAACCCCTGAAGTAGAAACTCCTGAAGTTGAAGCTACAGAGTCTTCTGAGACGGTTGATCCAGTGGAAGCCGCTGTTCAAGAACGCCTTGCACAGATGAAAGCTAACATGGATCGTATGTCTAAAGAACGTGATGAAGCTTTAAAAGTTAAAAACCAAATGGAAGCAGATGCTAAAGCAGCAAAAATTGCTCAGTTGGAAAAAGATGGTAAACTACAAGAAGTAGCAGAAATGAAAATTGCTGATCTTGAAGCTAAACTGTCTGTTTATCAAGCAGAAAACACAAAACTAAACCGTGATAGTGTTCTACAGAATGCTTTGGCGGGGTTAGACTTTAAAAATGATCGTAGTCGCGAAATGGCTTATAAAGACATTGTTGAGCAACTATCTCAAACTGAAGACGGAGGGTGGAAACACAACTCTGGTACTTCTATAGACGATTTTGTCGCCGGATACTCTAAGAGTGAAGACAACTCTTTCTTATTCCGTGTTAAATCCAATACTGGATCTGGCGCGGCTAACAACGCAGGTGTTTCTAACGTTTCTCAAAAGAAAACTTTATCAGAAATGTCTACTTCAGAAATGCTCGCAGCAGCCGAAAAAGGTCAGCTGGGTTCATTTAATATCTAATAGTTCTATAAAGGAATAAAATAATGGCTATTACAAATACTGCATTTCAAAATGTGGCTCTTGCTATCTCCGCTTACAGCGATGAAGCTTATACCACTGAAAAAAAGCTTAACTCAACAGGTATTGTAGGCAATCGTGCTGACATTACTGCCGATGGTGAAAGCTTTATTGGTCAGTTCCGTTACTACAAACCACTGTCTGCAACTGTAAACGTTGCTTCGCTTTCAAGCGCAACAGACGGTACTTACACAGATGTCACAACCGACATTGCTGACTATGTTAAAACTGTTCGTACTTTTGGTGCGCAACAAGTAAACATGCAAGAAGTTGTATCGAAGCAAGACGGTCTAGCAAAAATTGCTCGCGACTTTGCTGAAGTACGCGCACAAGACGAGCACAACGCTTTGTTGTCAGTTCTCAAAGGTGTCGCTCTTAGCGAAGTTACTTTGGGCGACAAAGGCGGTTCTGGTAACGGTGGTTATATTGCCTTCGATACAGACGGCGATGCTGCTGCAACTGGTCACTTTGTTGACGTTAACGCACTAGGTCTCTTTGGTGCAGCCGCTACTGGTGCTAGTGATGAGCGTAAGCTTTTTGACTCGTCTGCTGCTGGTGCTGCCCGTGGTGAGCGTCTTTTCCGCGCTATTGGCGCAGGTATGAAAGACTACGAAGCTGACTTTATGTATCTTGTAACTTCACCAGAGCAAATGGCAGAAATGCGTGCTGCTAACTTGGTAGACGAAACTCGCGTACAAGACGGCAACTTGAACTTTAACACAATCTTTGGTGGCAAATTCCGTCTGATTATGACTCGCGCTAATCAAATGATTTCTGGTGCAGCTTCTAATGACTTAAACGCTCGTTCTGACAAGTGTACTTTTGTTATTAACCCTGCAGCTGTTACAGCGGCTCCTGTAAACGTTCCTACTCCTGTAGAAGTAGACCGTGATGCAGCTTCTTATACTGGTGGTGGTTCAACTAACATCTGGTATCGCTACGGCTTTATCATGCATCCAAATGGTTATGATTGGTCAGGCGCTACTAACGCGTTTGCAACCAACACAACTCTTGGTGCTGCTGCCTCTTACACCCGTAAACAAGCAGCGTTGAACTTGGACATTTTGCCCATTTTCCACTCCTAATTAAATCTCGGAGGAACTAATGACACTAACTGTAAACACAAACAGCTATGTAAGTGTAGCTGATGCAGATACTTACTTTGAAACTCGTATTGATAGCGCCAACTGGACTGCTTCTACTACTACCCTCAAAGAGTCTGCGCTTGTGACAGCTACTTTTCTAGTAGATGATCACGCATGGATTGGTTCTGCTGTTAGTTCCTCTCAAGCTTTGGCATGGCCTCGTAATAACGCCGTCTATAATGATACTCGACTAGGACTTAATATTACTCTTGGTAACACTGTGATTCCTAGTCAAGTTAAAGAGGCTGTTTACGAGCAAGCTCTTCACTTAGTAGATAATGAAGATGTTTTACAAGGTCAAGGGCAAACTTTTGAATCTATTTCTATTGGTTCTATTGCTCTTTCTGATTCTAACTCTTCGTCAAATATTCCTATGAAACCTTCTTTAGTATTAAAGAAAATTAGACCTTTGCTAAACAAATCCTATGCTATGGGTACAGGCTCAAGTTGGTGGAGGGCTAATTAATGGGAATTTCTAAGGCTAAAATTAGAGGCGCAATAACTAAAGCCTTTAGTGCAGCAGGAGAGTTAGTTTCTACAGCCAGTCTTTCTAACAAAGTTACTACTTCTTATAATTTTGCTAACGGAACCACTGGAACAACTAGCGCCACTACTTCTGTAAAAGTTATAATCACTAATAAAAAATTAGTTGAGGGAAGAGCAATTTATACTGCAATTTTAAAAACAACTGCGGATATAGATGCGTATGACACCTTAACTATTGATAGTGATGTTTATAATATTACTGACACAGAAGATAACGGGTTTGTTATTACTGCTACTTTGACTAAGGAGGCATAATGACTTATGATAACGCTAGAAAAGCAATAGAATACATGTTCACTAAAGGTTATTGGATAGGACAAAATATTAACGTATACCCTGATAACTACCAAGGAACTATCGCTAATCATAACGAGTTTTTAAGAATAAATATTTTACCTTCTAATTCTTCTTCTAATTACGGTGGAAGTAAAAACCTTGAAGGTTTAGTTATAATTTCTATTTATGTTAAGGCTGGAGAAGGCCAAAAACGTATAATGCAGATTAGTGATATTTTAGATATTCTTTTGCAAAATAAAAATACATCTGCCACTATTGGTGGAGAAACTATTAAAGGCCCAGAGCTTGGTGCTTCTTATTTAACTATAGGAGGCTTAGATACAGCTAACAAAGCACTTTACAGTGCAAAATACACAATACCATTTCAATCTTATGGAGAATAAATAAATGGCTCATATTTCCGATCTTCGCGCAGGTATTTTTACTTACCTAGATATTTTTAAAGGTACACAACCTACAGCGGCTCTTTCCGACACCCCTGCAGAGTGTGCTGCTCTTTTTGTAACTCCGACGGCTGGACACGTTGTTCGCCTTCCAAGTGTTCGTGAGTTTCCCTCGATTGGTACACCTGCAAACATTGTAAACGTACCAGTTTATGGTCAAGCTACCTCTTCACAGGTTCAAGGCCAATCAGACGCACCTAACTTAGAAGTTACTGTTAACTACAATGCCAATGACATGGAGCAATTCCATACTATGATTGGCGATCCAGTTATCTTTCGCTTTATGATGTGCTCGGCATCTACTACAGAGACCGCCGCTGCTGCTGCTACTTTAGCAACACCTAACACTGAATTTTACTTCCGTGGTAAAATCGAGGCTATCTTAGTTAACCCAAGTCTCACAGATGCTACTACTGCAACTATGACACTTTCAACACAGTCTGATTTCTTTGGCCCTGCAACTATTGCAGCTAGCTAATAGAGATCGCTTAAGAGGGGATCCTTCGGGGTCTCCTCTGACTTATCCCAGATAGAAAGTAAAGAAATATGGAAAAACCATTTAGTAAA